AAAGCCTTATGCTTGAATGTCGTCATCTTCTTGCCCCTTGTTGGCGTTCACGCTCGCCGCCTTGTTCATTTCGCGAAGTTCAGCGATGACGAGCAACAGTTGAGGATAAAAACGCATGTCGATTTCGTTCATGCGAGCGATCAGACGCTTGCCCGGCTCTTGCATTCCCAGGCGGAAATTCGTCGCGTTGTTCTCGCCAGTGAATGCCGCGTCATACATGCCGCACATTTCGAGAATGTCGAACAGCACGCGCTTTCCTGCCGCGCTCGTGAACACCTCGCGATACGCCTTCATGAGNTCGGCGCGTTCNGACTGTTCTTCNGGCGTCATTACTTCCATCAGGCTCATATCGCTGCACCAATGCCAAGACGGTTNAGNAGATCACCAGCGCCGGGATTGTTCTGCGCATCAGCCAGTACGGCGGCAGCGTCCGCGCCCTGTTTGGCGGCTGGAGCAACGGCCGACATCATGGCCGCGTTGTCTGCCATCTGCTGCTTTTGAGCCCGCGCATCGCGGACCTTCTTGATTTCGTCGTCGGGAACGAGCGTTGCTGGCGGTGCACCGAGCATGTCCCAATACTGATCGACAGCCTCGTCTGCATCGAGCTTGTCGAGAACATCGGGCTTGACCGCCGAAATCTGACCGATGAAGGCAACGCCGCGTTCGAGCGCTCCGGTTGCCACGGCCTTTTGAGCCTGGGCGAGCATGGATGTATATTCAATCTTGAGATCCTTGCCCTGAACTTCGGCCGGCGCAGGCGGCAGTTCGCCGCGACGCATGAGTATCGCGAACGTCCGTTCAATCGTGGGCTCAAGCTGGCTGTTGTAAATGTTTTCGAGGACAGGACCGAGCGCGAGCAACTTTTCTTCCTTGCGTTCGGCAATCTCGAACGTGTTGCGCGGCTGGATACCTTCCATGTTGGACAGCATCAGGAACAGGTCAGCATAGAACGCCTGCCTGATCCGGTCTTGCGTGTCGCGGATATCCTGGGCCAGTTCGGCGAGGCGAAGGTTTACCTCCATCGCCGGACGATATCCCTTGCCAGTGGGGTCATCGACCAAAGTCAGTGCGCCAGGCAACAGCGATGCCGGGTTGTTGCGCATAGAGGTCGGGCCAGTCATCGGCGGGCGAACGAGCTTGTCTATCGCCTCAAGCTTCCGCTGCTGTTCAAGCTGGAGCATCTTCACATCGCCGAGCGCGACCATGCCGGGAGCGAGCGCGTAATGATCCTCGCCTACCAATTCCCATGCAGGGCCGATCAGCGGATTTTCATCGAACCCGCTTTCGCGCAACAGGCCATCTGACACGCCGCCCTTTGATGCGTCGATCCAGTAGTTCGAGAGGAATGGCTTATTCGCCTTGTCAGGCTTGGACTGATCGCGGTTCAGGCGCGGTTCGATCGCGTGATAGACATCGTAAATGTCATCATATTTCCCGTTATCGTATGCGCTGGCAATCGTGCTGCTGATCGCCTTCACCTTGTCATAGCCGAAATAGCCGATGATACGCACGACGCTCCAGCGGAATTGACGATAGAGCGTCGTCAGTCTGCCTTTCTCATCGCGAGCAATCCAGAAGCGCCCATGNATCATGGACTGCATNCNGATCACTTCCTTGTCGTCTTCCGACATGATCGANACGGCTTGCCCGAACTGGCCTAGATCGCCNTANCCGGTATGGAACGACGTGTAGAGGTTCGATGACTGGAAAACCTCTCGCATCCGCATTTCGACTTGTGAGAGCCATTCCTTGACCGGCGCGAAATCCTTCAAGTCTGTGTCGAACGTTGTCAGGCGAAACCATGGGCGAGCCGGCGATGTCAGTCCGGAATGCATACCAGATTGAAGCGTGCGCAGCGAGAACGTGCCGGTGCTGTCGATGATCTTGGCGCGCGACGTTGCGCCTTCGTCCTTGTTGGTCAGGCGAAGGCGTGTCGGCTCGATGTAATCGGCGAGCGGTTGCCATATCGTTTCCCACGGCTGGCGGACGCGCTTAAGCTCCTCCAGTCGGCGGCGATGATAGCTAATCTGGCTTTCGTTGCGCGGCGCGTTGTCCATCAGCGATCATTGACCAAGGAGTGTCTTCTTTTCGGTCGGAGCCATTGCGGTGACGCCAGATCCAGACGTCAGTATGGTACTTGTTCCAGCTCGCAATCTGTCATTGGTGCGACGGCCAGTTGCAGACTTTACCGCAGCTCCGTCTGGCGCTTTCTGCTGCGCATATTCGACAGGCTGCTTTACTTCTGGAACGTCAGGTTGTTTGAACATGCACATAGTCGATCACCAGATGATGTTGAGTAATGAAATGCCGGCTACAACTACCGTGTAGAAGTAGACGATGAACGACGCCTTGCCAGAGACATTTTCAGGCATCGCGTCAACGAAGATAGACGCTCCGATCGGAAGAGCCATCAGGAAGGAGAGAACCGGATGCCCGGTGAAAAGCATGATGAAGGCGACGGCGATACAGAAGAAGCGGCCATTCTCGGCGGCGTTCTTGAGCTTTTCGATTTCAAACTGATCCATGATATTCACCACACGTTGAATATTGAAAGCCCAGCGACGATGAATACAAAAGCGATCATCAACGCAAATAGCGGAGAACCAAAAACTGAGTTTATCGCAAATCGAAACATGTCGTCATCCAAGCGGGTTATAATCGACCTGTACCGGAGAATGGTTGATGCCACCAACAGAGCCCGGCGCTGGCACATGGCGCGGCTTCTTGCCGACTGGCTCAGCGAACGTCAGCGCGAGCGCATCACCCTTGTTGGGAGACGGCAATAGACGCTCCTTCATATCTTCCTTGCTTTCGAGTTGGATCTTGCCATCCACACGCGGAACCGTCTCAGGACCGACGAGATCGTCATAAAGTTCGGTATCATTCGGATCGATCGCGCCGCCATCCTTGAGCCATTTCTTCATGATGCCCCACATTTCAGCGCGCTTGTTGAGGTATCCGGGATTGATCGGCTTTCCAGAGAACCAGATAATCCGCCACGCGCGTCCCATCGTGTCGCCGGCCGACTTGATGCCAGTGCCATAGCCGGCGTCGATGAATACCGCGTCGGCCTGATACTCATCCTCAAGCTGCGCAATGATGCCGGCGACCTGATAGTCATTGTCGTTTCGCGGGATCGTGCGCAGGTGCTTCGAATAGAGCCCTTGCCGCAGGTAGATTTCGAGGTTGTCGTCACCGGTCCATGCCGGATCGACGCCAATGATTACGGGAGCGAAACGATACTGTTCCGGCCGCAAGTGCCGATCGCGAGCTTTGTCCGCGTCAACGGATGAAATGAACTGCATGGCTGATTGCTCCGGGAATAGACCGCGCACGCGGTATTTGAAAACGTCACTGTCCTCGCCGTACTGCTTGCGCAGGCGTTCAAAGAACCGCTTGTTGGTGCCTGGGACAGTGCGGCTATCGATGTTGCGCGTCACCCAATATTCGCGAAAGCGACGAAAGCACTCGCGGAAGCGACCGCTGTTCTGTGTCGGGTTGCCGAACGCCACCCAAATGATGACGGTGCGCTCGTCTGTCAACGCGCCTTCCGCGACTTCCCACACCTTCGGCGCGATGCCGGACGCTTCATCGAACAGGAGCAGAATGATCTTGCCCTTGTTGTGCAGGCCGGCGAAAGCTTCCGTATTGTGTTCGCTCCACGTCACGAAATCCATGCGCCATTGATCTTCGGCCATCGGATCTCTGGCCTTTATCGACTGGCTGTTGATGTTGAACCAATGGCCGGTCAACGATCGCCTGAACCACTGACCGACTTCCGGCGAGGTCTTGGTCCGAAGCTGCGTTTCCGTGTTCGCGGTGATGACGACTTTCGCGCGGTCGAAACAGGACATGGCCCAATTGGCGAGCATCCCCATTTCGGCAGACTTACCTATGCCGTGGCCGCTGGCGACAGCGATTTGCAACGGCTCATAGCGCGTCTCTGGATTTGCCAGATGATCGCGGATGATGCGGTTTATGTCCGCTTGCCATTCACGCGGGCCGTCGTACTCATCAAGCTCGCCATGGCCCCAATCCCATGCGACACGGCCCCAGCGGTCAGGATCGAACCGGCAGGAGGCGGCTAGGTCAATGATCGCGTCGTTCGGATCTCGGCGATTGTTAGCCGCCGCCATCACTCATCCCGTATAGATATTCGAATTTCAGCAACTCAACATTGCCGATCATATCGACGCGAGATGCAACTCCTTCCAAGCTGGCATAGTAACCGCCAGACAGCGTTGCCTCTACAAGGAAAATTCCCGTCGTTTCGCCAGCTTGTGCGCGCTCAAGTGCAACCATGAGAGCGGCAACAACATCAAGGCATGGCTTCCCAGGCGATGCAATCTTCTCGCCTGCGATGTTTGTTATCTCTGCGTTCATTAGCTTTCCCTCAATTATTCGGATAAGACTTGCGTTTCTGATCAAGCATCGCCGTAATGGCCCATCGATTGCAGCCCAGGCCATGCGCCCTTGTTTGGCATTTGATGATGGCTATAGACGCAACCTGTCGTTTCGCAGCAAAGCCATATCGAACGGCCCGATCTGGATCGCGACCAATGCAACGGCTTACTGCATGTCGGACATTCGCACTTTCCTTGCGTCCCGGCCGGAACATTAACTACCACTTCCGCGATCTTCCTCACAGCAAGATCGAGCGCGCTAATCATCTTCTTTCGTTACCTCCTATTCATAGAAATGTATGGTCGTAGCATTGGACTTGACCATGCCGCAACGCGTACACACCTACCTCACTACGGCTTTTGACGGCATCCATTGGTGAGCCCGTTTAATCGTCTCAGCCATTGCGTTGCGCCGCCCTCGCCAGTCTGTCTGCCAGTTGGTCGAGGCCCTTGACGTTGATTGTGTCCTCGAACGCCTTCACACCGATATGCTTGCCGATCAGTTCGAGCCGGCGGATGCGGTCGGACAGCTTCACGTCGATGATGAATTCGCCAGTGCGATTTCCTTCATCATCGCGAAGCTCTTGATGCTTGATGCCGGCGACTAGCCCTTGCCGCCATATCAGCGGCCATTCACTCATCGGCTTGATCGAGCCATCTTCGTTGTAGAGATCGCCGATATCTGCCGTCGCTTCCTGGGAGAGGCGTTCCAGCAGCCATGCGGCATCAATTCGCGTCTTGGTGCTGCGTTCGTTTCGCAGGCGTTCCAATTCAGCGGCGATCTCTGGTTTCTTGAGGTTTTCACTGCCGATCTTTTCGGCCGTCTTCTCCGAATATCCAGCACGAATTGCCGCCTGTGTAGCGTTCAGATCGATCAGGTATTCATCGACAAATCTCGCCTGTTTCGGCGTCAGTTCCTTCATGACGTTTCTCGCTCGTGTTTTCGAGCAATGAATACCGTCAAAACGGTTGTTGCGGAATACACATCATTGTCGATGGTGGTTTGCCAAAGACGTTTCTAAGTGGCGCATCATTTTTTTCAATCGCTCTAAAACTCAATGTTTATAACGTCCTATAAGTATATAACTCATCCAGCCACCCCTATTAAAAAAAAGATATCACTCATAGAAACTATATTGGCAATCACCAACTTATTGTAATTATTGTGTAATCATCGTTTTTTTGTGCCATCTTTGTTTTTAAGGATCTGCATAACGTTGATTGTTCACCGACGTAGTGACAATCGTTGCAGATTGTTCAATCGGCAAAATTGCCATTCCTTAGAAACATCGGCGGCGCAATTTCCGCGCTGCTTATCTCTGTGTTATCATGCGATATTCGCAATATCGGGGAATATCGGGATGAAATTCGAGAGTGGCATTCCATTGCCAGATAAGAAGAAGAGCAAGGCTGAAACGCTGCTCATGATGAAGGTGGGAGAGAGCTTCACTGTCGAGAAATCAGAGGTGCAAGCGTGGCGCTGCGCCATGTCGAGAGCGGCAGAGATAGAGCGATCGCACTTCATCAGCCGGGCCGTTGGCAGCGACCGCATCAGAATTTGGCGAGACGCTTAAAAACTGTATTTACAAACATTCGTGTTGCGAGTAGTGTTGCGATTATAGCAACATAAGGAGATGAAGAAATGTCCGTATCTAAGAATGACTATGAAGCTGGCTACCGCGCATTCTCGGAAGATGCTGACGGCTCTATCGCAAAGGCTGTTGCTGACCACTTCTCCGGGAAGATGAGGCTGGACAGCACGAAGTACGGCGACGACTGGTTTAATGGCTATCAGGACGCCACCGACGATTTCAAAAATGCGCAGGCTGGCGGCGAGTGACGCTTGATGCACTTAGGCATCCCGGTTCGCCGGGCGAAGTGCCGCAGCATCCGCCATCCGTGGCGGATATTGGGCCACTTCCGGCCCTTTCACCTGAAAGGGATCAGAATGAAATTCGAAATAAAAAACTGGCTGTCTGGCGCGGTTATTTTTACTGCAGAAATCGAATGCGCCGATGACGCTCCGTTATCGATCAAGCTTGGCCTCGCGGTTAAGAAGGCCGTCGAGGCGAAAGCATCACTGCGCTCCGCCGACCTGAGCTACGCCGACCTGCGCTCCGCCGACCTGCGCTCCGCCGACCTGAGCTACGCCGACCTGCGCTCCGCCGACCTGCGCTCCGCCGACCTGAGCTCCGCCGACCTGAGCTACGCCGACCTGCGCTCCGCCGACCTGAGCTACGCCGACCTGCGCTCCGCCGACCTGCGCTCCGCCGACCTGAGCTACGCCGACCTGCGCTCCGCCGACCTGCGCTACGCCGACCTGCGCTACGCCAACCTGAGCTACGCCGACCTGCGCTACGCCAACCTGCGCTACGCCGACCTGAGCTACGCCGACCTGCGCTCCGCCAACCTGCGCTCCGCCGACCTGAGCTACGCCAACCTGAGCTACGCCGACCTGCGCTACGCCAACCTGCGCTACGCCGACCTGCGCTACGCCAACCTGAGCTACGCCGACCTGCGCTACGCCAACCTGCGCTCCGCTTCCTCGCTGTTGCTGTCTGCCGGAAACAACAAGAACATCAAGACGATCCAGACTGGCGACTACATCGTGAACTACACCGATACCGTCATGCAGATCGGATACCAGCGCCACAGCATTTCTGACTGGTGGTCTTTTGATGACCGTCGCATTGCCGACATGGATGGCAAGACTGCGCTGAAATTCTGGAAGACGTGGAAGCCGATACTCCAGGCGATCATTGAAGCGTCCCCCGCAGAACCAACCGGTTATGTCGCACCAGTCACGGAAGCAGCGATCACTGAATGATGCCGTTTGGCGACCGCCCTCGCGATCGAGCGTTGCGGCGGTCATCCAACTGCATGAAGGAGCGCAGAGAATGTCTGTCGTATATACAAGGCACCCTGTCATATGGGACGAAAAAACGAAGTCGATGAAGACCGTAACCGTCGATGTCGAGATTGATATTGACGAACTCGCCAAGGAACTCGCGCGCCGTACCAATCGCAGCAAAAGCGGCAAGTCCTGCATCCACGGGAAAATCATCGTTGCCAAGCAGAGGGCCGGCGAATGACCCCCAACGAAATCGCCGAGAAGGCCCGCCAGATGATTGCCGACAAGCCAGAGCTTGAGGCACCAATGCGCGTCGAGTGGGGAACAGTTTGCGATATGATCGATGAACGCGCCAAGAATTCGTTGTCAACGTATCCGTTGCATGAACTGAAAACCAACCTTGTAAGAGCGCGCCTTGCTATGCTGACGGCATTTGTTGAAGGAAAGTCGATGGACGAGGCCCGCACGGCTGCGCTTGTCGCCGCTGGCTTTGAGGTTTCTGCGCCATGACAAAATCGATAAAGCGAAAACGACTGATGAAAATGAAGAACGGCCGTCACCGCGTCGCGACAGCCGTGGAACATGCCTACATCACTCTATCGCAAGACACTATGAGCAAGCTTGCTTTGGAGAAAAAGCATCACCGTGAAAATCTTCGCAAAGCCGATAAGATAATTGCCGAACTTGAGAAAGAGCGCAGCATATTCGACGCCATAGCTGATCGCATGGCCGAGCAATTCGGCCATGAGGCGAGGCCAGTCATGGAGGCTCTTATTCGCAACAGCCAGCGCAGAGGAACTCCGTTCGCGATTTTTGGGAGCCGCATTGACGCCATGGGAATGAAGCCACTCCGTATACATCGTGGCATCATCCCTGAAATCGTTTATGCATTCAGCGAGGAGATCGAACGTTGACCATCGCTGCCGTCATCGACTACGAGACAACCGGAACCCAGGAAGACGAAGCGGCCGAGATCATCGAATTCGGCCGCACCGACGTTGACATTTCCAAACGAACGATCGTTGACGACTGGCAATCGTTCGCACGGCCGCGCTGTCCAATACCAGCCATGACAAAGGCCGTCCACCACATCACAGAGGCAGACGTTGCCGACGCGCCGGACGCTAGAGAATTGTGGGGCGACTTCATTGAAAACGATCCGCCATCATACCTTGTCGCCCACAACGCGCGCTTCGAACAGCATTTCACTCCTGATTTCGGTATCCCATGGATCTGCACCTACAAGGTGGCGCGTATCGTCTGGCCTGACGCGCCTGGGCACTCAAATCAAGTTCTGCGCTACTGGCTAGGGCTCGACGTTGACCCCGTTCGCGCCGACCCGCCGCACCACGCATTGCCTGACAGCTATGTTACGGCCTGCCTATTCATCGAACTGATGAAACACAAGACGCCGGCCGAAATGGTCGAGATCTCGAAATATCCGGCACTGTTGAAGGCGATGAATTTCGGCAAATACTACGGCCAGGGAATGACTTTCGAGCAGTGCGCTCGCGACGATCCGTCGTACCTAGAATGGATCAGAGACAAATCCGACATGAACGAGGATGCGAAATTTTCGGCGCTATACTGGTTGAGGAAAAGGACATGACCCACACCCACAAGCTCGCCCGCGACGAGTTCATCACCGAGGCACTTCGCGCCGTCAACGACGCGATCGGCAACGAGGAGCCGCACGCGCAGGCGTTCCGCATTATCGCCGCGATCAAGGGCTTGCGCGAGGACAAGGTTCGCGTCGCAGGCGGCGGCATTGATTATCTGGAGCGCGTGCAGAACACGGCGCGCGATGTCTGGATCATGGAATTTGGTGGAAAGCATGGGAACATCGTTGTCGTCGGCCCCCAAGCCACTGCCGGCATTGACACCCCGATCGGCCGCTTGCGCTGCACGACATGGCGCACGCTATGGAAAGGCGAGCGCGCAGCCTGGGCAAGCGAATATTCGCTGAATGACGAACCAATCACGGTTCGCGAGATCAAAGCGGCCGGTCTCGCGCAGCGGCCGACGACGAGGAACAGGCAGAAAAGGAAGCTAAAGAAATAGACCATCACCAACGAACAGAGATCCGCATTCATCGCCGAGGTGTCGCGCTACTGCCTACGTCGAGGAGCTTGAGAACGGCGAGATCAAAATCGACGGCGTGTTTCACGTCGAGCGCGCGATTACCGCCGCCCTATCAGCATCCCCTGCTGTGGGTGTGGAGGAGTGGGCACCGCCAAAAGATTGCGACGGGAAAGAGCAGCTTGCTTTCGAAGCGTGGGCTTCGGCCAATCGCTACGATATGCACGAGCATCCCGTGCACTATCTGTTCATGGGCGGAAAGACA